CCATGGACTGGCAGATACTCATAGGCGAACCAGAAATAGGTGACTTAGAAGTACTACCACTTACATCAATCAATGATCGTGGCTTTAGAGTGTTTCAATTCAATCCACTGACCAGTTTCCGTCCGTCATTCCCAGACATTGAAATCTTGGATGTGTATCATGAGGTATCTTGGTATGCACCTAAGTTAAAGAATGGACAGTTACTTGCTGTACCATTAAACGACGATCCTGATCCAGACTGTGTGTACTTTGTGAAAGACATCAGTCGCAACTGTGAGATAGTAGACTACAACAAATCATGGTGATACATGCCCTATACTGAACCACAACTGTTTGAAAACTTGACTCGCATGGTAAAAATTTACCTAGAAAGTTATCCCGAAGATCGCCAGGGACTGGAACGATTTCTGCGCTGGGCGCACACTCAATACGGTTACCGGTATGGGAACTCTTAAACCCGGCGCTACCTACATCTACGAACGCAACGGCAATGAAGTGTATGCCCGAGAGTCTGGAGCTGACCCTAGTACTCGGCAGTTGATGGGCTATGCATATGATCCTGTAAATGGGCATCACATTGATTACGATAGTAGAACATCAGATGGTAGACCCTTGCATGACCATTTGATGGAAAATAAAATGTGGGCGGACATACATCGACTAGCCAAAACCACGCCTGCTTTACAAGATGCCTTGGAACGTGCTATAATGATATACAAATTGATCAAGGTAGACAAGTGAGCGATAAACTAAACATTGCCAATGAGATGCGACAACTAGATCGCAAAAACAGAAACTTCTATCGCGATCTCACAGACGAAGAACGCAAGAAGTTTTCAAACTATCTCATGATTCGTTGGGCCAGCTGTGTAGAAGGTTCACAGGATCTGCAAGAGTTTTACTTGATCTCCACCAACGAACGACTGAACAAACACTTTTTCAATATCAGCCGACATCCTGAACTGCAATGGTTATGTGCCACTGCCATAAGTCCAGACATGGGCACCCCCAGACACAACTGGATTTCGCCCAAGAAGAAAGAAACAGGTGCAGGTGCCAGCAGTATTAAAAAGCAGTTGGCAGAGTTATTTCCCACCCACAAACAAGATGAAATAGCCATGTTGGCCGCAATGACCACAAAGAAAGAACTTGACCAATACATCCGAGACCATGGCCGAGACACTAAGTGAACTCACTTGCGGCTACTGCAAGAAAACATTCCGCCGTGCAGAAAGTCTTGTGGTTCACATGTGCGAGCCCAAACGGCGCAGGTTGGATCGCACGGAGCGTGGCGTCGAGCTGGGCTTTCAATCTTACTTGCGATTCTATGAGATTGCACAAGCAGGCAAGAAGGTCAAAACATATGATGAGTTTTGCGAGAGCCCATACTACCGGGCATTTGTTAAGTTTGGCAGATATTGTGTAGCCACTCGAGCAATCAATCCCAGACAGTTTACTGAGTGGTTGCTGAAACACAACAAAAAAATTGACAACTGGGGGTCGGACAAAATCTACACTGAGTATTTGTTGGACTATTTGAAAGTAGAAGCCGTGGCAGATGCACTTGCACGAGCAGTGGAGTTTGGTATAGACTGGAGTGAAAAACATTCAGCACCGCCACATGATTGTCTGCGTTATGGCAGCACACATGCCATGTGCCATGCTGTTACAACAGGACGCATCAGTCCTTGGGTGATATACAACTGTGAGTCGGGACAAAAGTTTTTAGGTGAACTCACAGCAGATCAGGTCTCGATGATATGGCCTTATATAGACTCAGACATATGGCAAAAGAAGTTCGCAGACTATGCCGCAGACGCTGAATACGCTCGAGAAATATTGAAAAAAGCAGGATGGTAAAATCAATTATTATAGTTGGCAGTACTGATTTAAAAACATCAGAGTACTACAAACAGCTTGGTATTGCACCCAGTGTGTTAATTACTGGACAACATCATAATCAGCCAGTGGCACACACATCAGTAGGTGATATACCCGATTTAGATGAGCTTGAATATGTTTTAAAACAAGCTGACTCAGTGTACTGGGCAGAATCTACCATCGAAGAATTTAACGACGCTGACAGTTATTATAATTTTCTTAACTGGTTAAAAGACCACCACTTAAAATATAACAATGTTGTAAACCTAGACAAAATTAAATTTGATGTATACAGATGGAGTCATCGTGTTATTGTCAAAGAGAATCATGCTGTTTTTTTAGGATGTAGTTTTACTGCTGGTGTGGGATTGCCGGATGTTGAAACAAGATATCCTACTCAGGTAGCAAATCATTTCAACAAAGAGTTATTAAATTTAGGCGCACCTGGTGGCAGTAATAGTTTAATATTTGATCGTTTTATGCAACTGGATTTCTTTCCAGGGCAGATTGTTGTAGTGCAACTTACCACGCTTGATAGATTACATTATTGTAAACACAATCGACGATTAGAAAAAATAATGTTTGCAAATGCTGCTGACGTAAATCTAAATCAAAAAATGGTAGAAATTTACCACAAAGATTTTTTATTTTATGAACTACTAGCCAAGATAAGAGCCATAGTGGCTGTTGCTAGAACAAAGAAGTTAAAACTGATTTTTTGGTTGATAGATTATAAAAATGAGTTGATGTATTCTAAAATGGATCAAACATACTTTTATGACATGCCAGAATTTGTTCCAGCCAGCTGGATGCAAAACTATATCACTGATCATGCCATGGATCGCATACATCCAGGAGTACGATCCAACAAGTTCATTGCCGATACACTAGTAAAATATATCAAAACTGTTTATAATAAGGACTAATATGATAGGAAACATTGGTCAAACTGGCAAATATGTGTCGATCTCCGGCAGCCCTGGTAGTAATTACATCAACAACAGTAATTACATGAGTGTTGGACAATTACAATACAACACCAACAATCAACGACTGGAAATGTACAACGGTACCAGTTGGCAACCACTTAATCTGGGTCAGTACTATGTTGGTCTGACTCCTGATGCTGAACTTTTACTTGACTGGGTGAGTAAACAGCGTGACGAAGAAGCAGAAGCCCGACGCCTGGCCGAAGATTATCCTGCTGTGGCCGACGCATTGGGTGCTGTTCGTGAAGCCGAACAGCAATTAAAAACCGTTGTGGCGCTGTGTAGAACATGAGCGCAGACATTGACATCGACTGCCCAGATCGTGCTCGAATACTAGAACTGATTCGGCACACACCTGCCAGGCAGGTAGTAGACGGCCGGCCACGTAAACACAACTCTGGTATCTACATCACAGACATTCCGCAAGATCCCGAACACGGCTGTGCTGCCATAGACTATGAATCAGCAGAACAGCGTGGCTACTTCAAAATTGATTTGTTGAACATGAGTGTGTATCAGTTGATCCAAGATCCTGCACACTACAAAGCCATGTTGTCAGCAACACCTCCATGGTCGCGACTATGGACAGATAGACCCTGGGCTAGTCAGTTGGTTCACGTAGGCAACTATGTGGATCTAATGGTGGCTATGCAACCTGACTCCATACCCAGGATGGCTGCTTTTATTAGTATTATTAGACCGGGCAAAGCACACCTACAGCGTCGGCCCTGGGATGAGGTATTTGCTAGTGTGTGGGATGGGGATGACAGTAAAGGTTTTGTGTTCAAACATAGTCATGCAATCTCCTATGCAGCCTTGGTGGCGTTACATATGAATATTCTCAATCAATCCGACGCACAAGTGTAATTGATTTTCTTTTTGACTTTTTACGAGCAATGTCTATTAGACTGCACACAGGCCCATGCAAGATTTCAAGATCTTTGTTGGAGAATGTGCGCAGGGTCGAACGAAACTTTTCCCAGTCTCCACGCAGGAATATGTTGATGGGAATTGATCTATTGCTTTCCCACCACCAAGTATTGGCCAGTTCCAAGAATTCCAGTTTATCTTGCTGGGTGAGCACAGCACCAAAGTCGTAGATGGTTGTGACAGCATCGTCCCGGTTCTGAACTATGCCGATATACTCGTTGCTGGCGTAAATGCAAAGCGTTATAAAAGGATATTTATCCGCCAGTTTTTCAAAGATGTTATTGCCCATTGACGGTATTTATGGCCAATCAATTTTGGATAAATAATACAATATGTATTCAACCACCGTCTATCTCTATCAGCAAATCATTCGGGTACTTTTGATTGACACCAGTGGTGGATATTTTTCAATGAGGTACGACCCAGTGTACGCAAAAACTTTAACTGTCAACAAAGGTGTAGACAACGTACTGTTGTTTGAATTCATCAACCAAGACCAAAAACCTGTGAACATCACAGGCAGCACATTTCGCTTTAGATTGCTGAACCAAACTGGCGATGAATTACTGATCGAAAAAGACATGACAGTACTTAGTGCCAGTTTGGGTCGAGTAAAAGTTGTGCTGGACACAGCAGATACCATCAACATCCTGGCACAGCCTGGCAGCTACAGCATTGAGCGCACACAAGGCAATTACATACAGGCAGCATTCACAGACGACAATGCAGGTGCCAGAGCCGACTGCGACATCGTGGACAGCGTATTACCACAGTTCATAGCCAGTCAACCAGTGACCATACCCACTATAAATGGCAAGAATTCTTGGCCACAACCCGGGCCAAGTTCCTATCCAGACTGGGCATTGAATCCACAGCCACTGTCACGCAATTATCTCACAGAATACTACTCAAGCCATATTGACACCACAGGCGCCAGTTTGACCACCGTCAAGTATGATCTGGATCATTACACCGGCACACTCAAAGTACAGGCAGCACAGGATTACGAAGCTGTCTGGGTGGATGTCACTGAAAGCCGTGAGTACTTCGACGAGTCTGGCACCTTTTACATCAATGTTGTGGGATTCCACCCACTGCTGCGTTTGGCCATCAACAACAGCCAAGGCTATGGTGCCTCAGCAACTGCCACAGTGGTTGATGGTGTAGTCACGGGTATTGCAGTAAACAATGCAGGCATGGGATACATGGCAGCACCATATGTTCAAATCTTGGGCAATGGTGCCGGCGCCACTGCTGTTGCTGCTCCATTCACAGGGCCCAGCGGAATTGGTGCAATCAATGTGACCAATGGCGGTTCAGGCTATTTGCCCTTGAACTTTGGTGGCACCGAAGAGCAAGCTGTTACTGTGTTGATCACAACTGGCTACGTTACCAACATCTTTTATCGTTAACTGTTGCTCTGACGCACAAATTCTGCTATACTGTACAAATGCTTGATATCCTTGCTTACCTGCCTGCGAAAAAGAAACAGACGCCTAGTGGTTGGTTGAGTTTCAATGCGGTGTGTTGTCAGCACAATGGATCAACACAAGACCGGCGAGGACGTGGCGGACTCAAAGCTACTGAAGCAGGCTGGAGTTATCATTGTTTCAACTGCTCATACACTGCCAGTTTTATATTAGGTCGTAATGTAAGTTACAAGGCTCGAAAGCTGTTGGGCTGGATGAATGTTCCAGAGATGGAAATAGAGATGCTGAACCTGGAAAGTCTACGGCATCGAAGCATCAATGGAATCCTGGAAGATCGACAACAAATGTGGAACACACTGAGTGGTGTGTCATTTGAAGAACGAGACTTGCCACCGTTTGCTGAATTGCTGACACCTGAACACAAGTTTTATTGGGACTATGTGCGTGGTAGACATGTGCCAGAAGACTTTCCGGTTATGGTGCAGATACAAAATGATGGCGTACACTGGACAAGATTGCATGTGGTTATTCCATTCACCTACGACAACAAGATTGTGGGATACACTTGTAGATTTTTAGATGACCGGCAACCCAAGTTTATCAGTGACAGCCAACCAGGCTATGTGTTTGGCACAGACTTACAGCCGGCAGATTGGCAGCATGTGATTGTGACAGAGGGCATATTTGATGCACTCAGCATAGGTGGTGTGGCAGTGATGCACAACACCATAAGTGATGCACAGGTTAGATTGATACGCAGTTTAGACAAATCAATAACAGTGGTGCCAGATCAAGATAAGGCAGGTGTTGAGTTAATTGATCGTGCAGTGGAACTGGGCTGGGCTGTGAGCATACCCAACTGGCCTGAAGGTTGTAAAGACGTCAACGACGCAGTGATAAAGCTGGGCCGATTAGGTGCCTTGCTAACTATAATGCAATCAAGAGAGACCAGTAGAATTAAAATTGAGTTAAGGAAGAAAGCACTTGTTAAAAGATTACAGCACTGACGTTCAGCGATTATTTTTAGAAATGATGTTGGAAGATGCACAGAGTTATGTGCGTGTTCAGAACATCTACAACCCGCAGAACTTTGACAAAAGTCTGAGAGCCGCAGCTGAGTTCATAAAAGAACACAGTGACAAACACAAAACACTGCCAGACCGTATGCAGATCTCTGCCACCACAGGTATTAAACTACAAGCAGTGCCAGACTTGAATGAAGGTCACTTTGATTGGTTCATGGGCGAGTTTGAACAGTTTACCAAACGTCAAGAATTAGAACGTGCTATTTTAAAAGCCGCAGACATGCTGGAAAAAGGCGACTTTGAGCCTGTGGAGAAACTGATCAAAGACGCTGTGCAGATATCCTTGACCCGGGACATGGGCACAGATTATTTTGCAGATCCAGCAGCTCGTATCAACAAATATTTCAACTCGGGTGGTCAGGTATCAACAGGTTGGCCGCAACTGGATAGATTGTTGTATGGTGGATTCAGTCGTGGTGAACTCAACATCTTTGCCGG